GTAAAGTCATTACTTGCCATGCCTAGAATAGCGTCAAACGCAGCAGTAGGCCTATCACGCAACATAAGAAGATGGTGGTTAACTTGCGCCAGTGCCTGCTGTGGAGAATCTGCGTCCTGATAGTACGACTCATCCAACGTTGTAGCAATCATGTTGGCATCGGTTTGATCAGCAGGCGTGACTTCAGGTTGTTGGTTGCCAATACCTAATTCACGTTGATCAGCAATGGCGTCGATGCCTCGCGCAACTAACTCACGTTCCACCTGCATCATATTTTCTACAAAACCAATGGGGTATTCACGAATTAGTTGCGCAAGTCTTCTAGCCGTGCTTAGGCCTTCCTCGCCCTCAAAAGAGTTATTGCTTAATAGTGCCTGATCAACTGCTGCAGAGACTCGAGCTCTTTCAGTTGTAGTCAACGCATCTAACAATACTTGAATATCTGCATTGCGTACAGTATCACGAACTGGGTCACGTTGCGCAAGTTGCTGAGGGATATTGGCTTCGCCATTTTCAATCTGATTGACAAGTCGTTCCAACTCAAGCGCAGTACGTTGCTCTGAACGACCGCGTTCTAAAGTAGGCAAGCCAAATAAAACTTCATGATCAAAGTTACCGTCATTTAATGCTTGAACGGTATCACGCAATTCAACAACATTTAAGCCTGCTTCTGTTGCAATACGGCGCGCAAAAGTGCTAGGGTCAAACTCCATGTAATTAGCGCGTTGGCGAAGTTCCTGCGCAAAAGCACGACGCGTGGTGTCATCCAATGCCATCCAATACTCGATAGGCATATTGTCATCTGGGCTTTGCAGTTGATTTGCAACTCGTCGCAATTCATCGGGATCTACTTCTTGATCTGCAAGTAAAGCACTTACTTGATCGTGACGTGTATTTGCAAGATCTTGCAATTGTTCTGCCATGCGAGTCTCAAGCTGGTCTGCAAGGTCATATAACGTAAGCTCAATAATTTCAGATTGCGCATTATCGCCTGCCGCGCGAAGGCGGGTTACAAACTCTGCAGTGTTGTCGCGCATGTTTAAAAATTGGGCAATGTTTTCAACTTCACGCGTAAAGCGTATGAGATCATCAGTAGGCATTGTGCGTCTAAGATCTTCAACATAGTTGCTAAAGAAAGTCTCAGGATCAAACTCTTCAGGCGCACGAGCTGCAGGCAGTTGCGCAGGAAGTTGATCAGCGAGGTCAACAATCGAGTCAACTGTGTTTGCCAATGCTGCCAATGAATTGCGCAAAGCTTCAGATTCAGCCTGAATCCCTGCACCACGAATAGCATTTGCAAACCTTCTAGGCGCAGTTGCAGGTGAATAAAACGCTGCAGTTTCAGTGACAATGGTGTCCATCTGATTGCCTAAGTCTGGGTCAATCTGTCGCAAGTTTTCAGTACGTTGCGCAGCCATGTCACGAATTGTTTGCGCAACCTCATCTTGATTGTTTGGTTGCGGGGCTGCAGGCGCATTAGCAAAAAGATCAGGCTCAGGCTCTGCCATTAACGCGCCAGCTTGCGCAGCAAAGTCGTCAGCAGGCCCTATTGCCAAGTTGTCAATATGCCTAGTAAGTACGTCATTAACGTTTGTGAAAGCCTCGGCAACTGCCCTACCTTGAAAGCCTCCTGTTCTATTGTGCGCAATCTGTGCGTTTATATCGTCACGTAAACCGCTTAATGCACGTCCAAAATCTGCAATGTTGTCTATGGTCACAGTAGTAAGACCTTGTTGCCTTGCCAACTCTGCATACACATTCATAAACAAGTCTCTTGCGCTTTCACTGACATCATTACGCAAGTCAACCATCTGCGAGTTGCCTACGTCATCAAGACTACCAATGATAGTATTTGCCTCAACAAGTGAAGGCGTGCGGTACATCATATTTGTTGCAGGCGCAGGTATAACTGCAGGCGTAAGTTGCTCAAGATCTCTAATACGCTGCCGCATGGTGTTTATATTGGCTTCCAACTCAGCAACATGCGTGCGGTCATCCTCATCCATAGGCCGGCGTCTTGCCATGCGCATAAGATCAGCATGCTCTTGCATTGCATCTTCAATTGCAGCGTTTAGCTCAATCAACTCCGCCTTGGCAGGTCCTGCATTAGCAAGCTCAGCAGCCTTAATCGCAGCACGCGCGTCTGATACGGTCATAAAGCGTGGCAGCATATCTTCCAAGTTATACTTTGCAAGATCTTGCCTGCTCATATTAAGCGCCTTGCGCATGGCATTAAGAAAGTCGCCGTCATACATATCAAACACACCGGCATGGCTTTGCAAGTTATGACCCGAGCTATCGATCTCGTCAGCAATTGAGTTTAGGTAATCTCTAATTGCGCCTGAGTACTTGGCGTCAATGTCGCCATTTTGGTGACCCGATGCGTAGCCAATGCTGTACTTTTGCTGGCCGCTATTGCCGATGCGAGATTGCTCAAGATGCAATGTTGCTTGCGGCAAGCCCGTAGTCAAGTCACGCACACTAATAATCTTGTCGCCATTTTGCACGTAGTCAACATACGATGTTCTATCACTACTGGCACGTGGATTAGGTTGGCCTGTTACCAAGTCAAGGATAGGCTCATACGAGCGGTGGCTATTGCCATACCATGGATTCCTATCTTCACTGCCTCTAGCTGAGCCGCCCTGTCCTACGCAGTGATCCAACACCGCGGTGTCTTCACTCATAGTACGAATGATGTCGTACTCCGGAGTATCTTTAGTTAGCTCAATCATACCTGCGTTGCCAAAGGTCTTATCAAGAGGGATTAAGTCGCGTGCACGTTGCTGCAAGGCGCTTTCAGCATTACGCTTATACGCTTTGGCCGCTTCCTTAGCAAGTCTTTCTTCATCAGCTCTAGCTTTGGCAGTTTTGCGGACGTAGTTCTCTACAGTCATCTTACCGACTTTGTCCAGCGGTATGTCGCCTGACATAACGTCGCCATAAAAGCTTTGCGCCAACTTATTAAAGCCTAGCGCATCCAAGTGTGCGCCGTATGTGCGGTACACATTTTCTTGTGGTGGCGTCTTTAGTACAGTAGGATAGAACTGACGTTCGCTGTAGTCCAACTTACGACCCAGGAAGTCTTCAGCAGTATGCGGAGTCACGCCGTAGTCAACAGCCGCCTCATACTTACGCCCCAGCTTTAAGTTGTCAAGCTGCTCTTCGACTCTGTCACGCTCACGAACAGCGTTGCGCACTGGGTTGGTCAGTGCCGCGTACTCAGGCAGCATTGCAGGATCAGGCAAACCTTGCTTCATGGCAATGTCTGCTAAGTTGCGACGCTTAGCTTCAATCTCATTAAGCTTGCTTTGCGCCTCAGCAAGCTCAGACTCTTTCTTTGCAATAGGCTCAGCAAGGCTGCCTTCAATAGGCATATTGCCTTTGCGCCTGTTTTCCTCGACGGTAGACTTACCACCTGTTGATTGCAACGCATTTTCATACTTTTCAGAAGGCAAAAAAGTAAGACCTTCACTGGCTGCTTTAACCAAGGGGTCGCCTTCTGTGCCTACGTTCTTTTGAATATAGTTAATCAGATTGCTGTTAAGCCATTGCGAAGCCGCATCATGCCGAGCTTTAACTTCAGTTGGCGTAAGTAAGTTGTTTGCGCCTACAATTGCGCCTTCGGGCGCTTGGAGAAACTCGTCATAGAATTCTAAGACTTTAGCAGCCCTTGTGTCTCTATTGTTATACATTGTCTGAAACGCGTCTTTGGCTTCTGTAATCGACGGCGCGTCCGGATACATCTCTTTGTACTTATCTTCCATGAACTTTCGAAACGCCGTACGCTGTGGACCCTGCGCCAACACAGTGTTATCAATAACGTTCCAAGCTCCACTAGGCGACATCGGCCCAGTGCTAACATCTTCCAAAACTTCTTTGTCCCAAGTGCGAGAAAGGTTTGCGCCTTCAGGCACTGTTGGTCGTACCAAGCGTGAGCCTACAGGGCGCACAGACAACCCTACAGGGGGTATGTCGCCCGCGTCATACGCGCGTTGCATGTTGGTATCAAACTCACCAAGCCTAGAGCCTAGTGTAGGCTTACCTGTGATAGGGTCTAACTTCTGCAGACCGGATTGCGCGTTGTAGAAGTCTGTAGGTATATCCTTGACTTGCCTGCCTATTCTTGTGGCCTCAGCGCCCATAACGCGAATGTCGTTAGGGGTAAATGCTGGGCGGCCGGTTTGCAGGTGCCCAAGGTACGCAGGCAGGTTTTGCATTGTAGGCGCAATAGCACTTGCGAATTCCTGCGCCATTGGCGTTTGCGGCGCGTTCTGTTCCATGAACTGCTTGGCAACTTTTTCTGCGTAGTCAGGCGCTTTGCCTGAGGTGTATGTTCCGGGTGGCGATGTGAGTAGGCTTTCACCAACGCCTTTGATCGCGGCAACAGGCGGCACGGTAAGCATACCTGCTGCTTCACGCATGGACTTGGCCATCATCAGCGGATTGAACTTGGTGGCCAACTCGGTGAAGTTACCAGCAGCTGCGCCCAGTGGGTCAGGCGGCGTTTGTGATGGCGGGACGGGTCGTCCGTAGCCGGGGATTTGTGAAGACAGAGGCTGGTTCTTTTTGACCAGCTCCAGCTTCATTTGATCTAAGTCAGGGGCGCCATCATCGCCCATGTAGTTACCTTGCTGATCGTAGATTGCTGCCATGTGCGCACCTTAAGTTAGACGGCGTAGGGGTTTACCCGCTTAGGACGATCTTCTTCGTAGTCGTCATCCGGATTGTATACCGGGTCGATGGAAATTAACCCTAAGTCTCGCAAAAGCCTTAAAGCTTGAGATGTGGAGTCCACCAAGTCATCGTGCCGGACTTCGGGGAACGAGCATAGCTGGCTGATCAAAGGCTCTGCCCAATCACGAGCCATGCCTGCGTTGACCGAGGACTCAGGGATGTAGACTCGGCCTTTGGCAATGATAGGAGCCACGATGTTAAGGCGTGTAGTCTTGTCCGCGTTCCCGGGATTGTAGCTTCTCACAGGCAGACCGGCGCGTTGCAGATCTTGGATAAGCTGCGTGCCTGCGGACTTGTCTTCGATTAAGATCATGTCTACTTTTTTCCCGTGACCAAACTCATTCTCATCACCGTAAATGGCGGTGGACTCCTCGATCACCTTGGGTCGCAGTTCAGGATACTGCATGTACTCCTCCCAGCAGTCGATGAGCATGACACTCATAGCCTTGTCGGGACTTGGCCTGAAGATACCCCACACCGTGCAGGCCGTCGGGTCGTTCTTGGTCTTGTCACTGGTCGCGCAGTCATAAGACTGCAGCACGTACTCAAATCTAGGCAGCGGCTTCTCGTTGTCCCACAGCTTGAACCAATCACGTTTGATGATGCCGGCCTCTTCAGGATCTAGAATCTCGGCGTAGATCTCTTGTCTGCCAAGCTTCGTGCCTTCGTACTGCAGGATCTGCGCTTGGAACGATGGGGCGAGGTTGTGGATGTTATCGTACGTGCTGGCCTTGGTACATATCACATCCTCACCATCTCTGTTCACCAGATCCACGATCAAT